GGAAGACTACGACGAAGGGGTAAAAGAAAAACTAAAGCAGATGAAAAAGGTTTGGCACGACGAGCGCCGAGCCAAGGAGGCTGCTTTACGTGAGCAGGAAGAGGCTATTGCCTACGCCAAGAAGGTTGCCGAAGAGAATAAGAAGATGCGGCAGATGATCCAGTCTGGCGAAAAAGAGTATGTCGAGACTATCCAGTCTTCAGCCGCCATGCAACTGGAAATGGCTAAGCGTGGATATAAAGAGGCATATGAATCTGGGGACGTAGATCAAATGATGGAGGCGCAACAGAAGATGCGCGCCAACAGTTTTAAACCTACTGCTTTACAAGAAGAAAAATTTGAGGTACAAACTCAACCTGAGCAGACTCAATCTGTACCTAAACCTGACAAGCGCGCCGAGGATTGGCAAAAAGAGAATCGGTGGTTTGGTCAGAATAAGGTGATGACTGCGATGGCTTTAGGCTTACACGAAGAGCTTAAGGACAGCGGAGTTCCAGTTGGATCTGATGAATACTACGATGCATTGAACAAGACAATGCGTCGACGTTTCCCAGAGCAATTTGAGGAAACACAAGAGGAAGAAGTTCCGAAAGCGCCAGCGGCACGTCCCAAACAACGATCCGTAGTTGCTCCAGCAGTTAGAACCACTTCACCAACAAAAGTGAAACTAACGCAAACACAGATGAATTTGGCAAAGAAATTTAATCTGACCCCTGAGCAATACGCAATTGAACTTAAGAAACTTGGAGCCTGATATGAATGATGTAGTACAAACCCGTAAACCTCGCGCAACCGAAACCCGCGAGACCGCAATGCGACCCACTGCTTGGAGACCTCCAGAGGCACTTCCAAGCCCTGATCCTCGCCCAGGTTGGACACATCGGTGGATTAGAACCAGTATTCTGGGAACCTCAGATCCATCTAACATATCTTCTAAGTTTAGAGAAGGATTTGAACCCGTGAAAGCGGAAGATTATCCTGAGATGATGATGCACGCCAATACTGAAGGTCGCTTTAAGGGCAACATCGAAGTTGGCGGCCTGTTGTTGTGCAGAGTGCCAGAAGAGTTTATGGAACAGCGCGCGCAATATTATGCGCAGCAGAACAAGGCTCAGATGGATTCTGTAGATAACAGCTATATGAAAGACAACGATCCACGGATGTCGAAGTTTTCTGAAAAGTCGACAAAAGTGACGTTTGGCACAGGTACTTAACTTTTTTAAGGAGTCTTAAATGGCTTATCCCACAGTGGACAAGACGTATGGATTCAAGCCAATCAACCGATTGGATGGTCTACCTTACGCCGGAGCGATCCGTCAAATCCCCGTAGCGCCAGCTTACGCGACCGCTATTCTCAACGGCGATACTGTCAAGGTTAATACCTCTGGCTATATCGTTGCGCAAGACACTACCAACTCTGGCGACAGCATTGGTGTGTTGGTTGGGTGCTCGTATGTAAACTCTAACGGTCAAACCGTGCAGGGTCAGTACTATCCAGCCGCCGCGTCAACAACTACAGCAATGGCTTTTGCCTATGTTGTGGATGATCCTAACGCGTTGTTTAAAGTAGTTGCCACCAACGGCCAAACCACAGTTCCAAATCCGTTTACCCGCGCGATTGTTGGATCTAACGTGGCTATCTCCGTTGCTACTGGCTCTACAGTCACAGGCGATTCGTACTATGGTATCGACGGAACCTCCGCTGCTACTACTAATACTTTGCCCGTTCGTGTAGTTGATGTTGTGCCTGATACAGCTACTGGCCCTGCCAATGTATCTACCACGACTTACTACGAGTTTTTGGTCAAGTTCAACTTGCACCAGTACAACGATACCACTGGTATTTAAGGAGTAAGTTACTATGGCTATTTCACGCGCACAACTACTGAAGGAACTCCTTCCTGGTCTTAACGCTTTGTTCGGCTTAGAGTATGCCCGCTACGGCGAAGAGCATAAAGAGATTTACGAAACTGAATCTTCTGAGCGTTCATTCGAAGAAGAGACCAAACTGTCTGGTTTCTCTGCTGCTCCTGTCAAGAACGAAGGCCAAGCCATCGCTTATGACAATGCACAAGAGGCATGGACTACTCGCTATAACCACGAAACCATCGCTTTGGGTTTCTCGATTACCGAAGAGGCAATCGAAGACAACTTGTACGACAGCCTGTCTGCTCGCTACACCAAAGGTTTGGCTCGCGCTATGGCATATACCAAGCAAGTTAAGGGCGCCTCAGTTCTGAACAACGCTTTCACAGCCGGTTATGTCGGCGGTGACGGTGTGGTTTTGTGTTCTACAGCACACCCCTTGATCTCTGGTGGCACTAACAGCAACCGCCCATCTACTGGCGCTGATTTGAACGAGACTTCTTTGGAAGCCGCCGTTATTCAAATCGCTGGTTGGACAGACGAGCGCGGCCTCTTGATCGCTGCTAAGCCTAAGAAGTTGGTTGTTCCCCCATCTTTGATGTTCGTTGCTACCCGTTTGTTAGAGACTAACCTCCGTGTTGGTACTACTGACAACGATATCAACGCGTTGAAGAACAATGGTTCAATCCCAGAAGGTTACACCGTTAACCACTTCTTGACCGACACAAACGGCTGGTTCTTGACCACCGACGTGCCAAACGGTTTGAAGCATTTCGTTCGTACCCCATTGAGCAATTCAATGGACGGTGACTTTGATACCGGCAACGTCCGTTACAAGTCCCGTGAGCGTTATAGCTTCGGCTGGTCTGATCCTTTAGGAATCTTCGGTTCACCCGGTTCGTCCTAATAGGAAAAATGAGAAGGGAGCCTTGTGCTCCCTTTTCTTTTGGTGTATATTGCACTAACCGAGATTCATCGGTGTATCAAGCAGGCTCGGCTGACCTCATGCAGATTGATATGCCACAACGCATGTATAGGAGATCCTCATGGGATTCGCAACACACCTAGGCCCGTGGCTATTGGGCACCACAAAAAACACAACTGGCACTACTGCCGCTACAACCCGTAACACTGGCTGTACCGTTGTTTCTCAATCTGTTGACGTTGTATATGGCACATTGACTGGCAATGCTATTAGCATCCCAGCAGGCTCACAAATCGTCGACATCAAAGTCGTAACGACTACTGTATTTAGCGCAGCAACTACTTGTAAGTTGAGTATTGGCGCTGTTGATTTCACCACCACAGGCACGATTACCAGCGTTGGTAGCACTACTCTGGGTGCTAATGCAACTACCCCAGCATTGTGGTTGAACGTCGGTTCTTCTGACGTATTCATCACCTACACCTTGGCTGGTACTTCGTTGACAACTGGCGCAGCAACAATCGTTATCACATACGCTGTGCGCGATTCAAGCGGCAACCAAGCACAACCTGCTAATCAGCAATAATTAGTCTTGGGGGTTTTGACCCCCTATTAACAGGAGATTAATTATGATGCAAACAGACGTTAAATCAGCGCATCTCAGTGCCGCTGGTTCTTACTACGCAGGGCGTACAAGGCTAAGAGGGATTGTTGTTACTCCAAAGGCAACAACTGTGGCTACTTTTGAAATCCGTGATGGCGGTGCTTCTGCAACAGTGCTGTACACAATGGATATCCCAAGTTTAGGCACGCCAAACTCCTTTTACATTGCTATACCAGGCGAAGGTGTTTTGGCAAGCACAGGACTTTATCTAACCTTGAGCGTTGGCTCCATAACAGGAATCACAATATTCTATGGCTGAGTCTAAAAAAGCAGTCCTAGCAGGGCGCAAACTGTTTATCGGTATTCCTTGCTACGACGGTAAGGTCAATGTTAAGACTGCATATGCTCTGGCTCAGTTGATGCCAGAGGCTATGCGGTTAGGCGTTGCCGTTACCCTGTCTGATATCTCTAACTGCTCCATCATTACCTTAGCGCGTAACTCGCTGGTAGCGGAGTTTTTAAAGACAGACTGTACAGACCTGCTTTTTATAGATGCTGACGTAGTTGTTACGCCAGAAGATATCCTGCGTTTACTCGCACAAGGCACAGACAAAGACATCACCGCAGGGGCATATCCTCGTAGAGCCAGAGACAAAAAGTTCTTTACAGACCTGTATTGGAATGAGAATGAGGACTTGGAGTTTGAAGGCTCTCTCATGCGTGTCAAGCGCGTGGGTACAGGTTTTATGCTTATCCGTCGCCACGTCATCGAGGAGATGATTGCGGCGCATCCAGAATGGTCATACACCAACAACGTGACGGGCAATAAGGTTTCAGCCGTATTTGACTTTTCTATTGTTGACGACCGCTATGTAGGCGAGGATTACTTGTTCTGTGATCGGGCTACCCAGATGGGATTCAAGGTCTACATTGACGTAGATATCAGCCTGCCCCATATCGGTAGCGAAACATTCACCAATAACTTCCGTGAGGAGGTTGTTGTCCCGTTGTTGAAGAACATACGGGAGTCTCGCTTGAAAGTTGTAAATGGCTAAGACACCAGCATGGCAGAGAGCAGAAGGAAAGAATCCCAGTGGCGGCCTCAACGCCAAGGGCCGAGCCTCAGCGAAAAAAGAAGGGATGAACTTGAAACCGCCGCAACCAGAGGGCGGATCAAGGCGCGACTCTTTCTGCGCTCGCATGAGTGGGATGAAAAAGAAATTGACATCCGCAAAAACAGCGAACGACCCGAACTCTAGGATTAACAAAAGCCTACGGGCATGGAATTGCGCTGAAGGTGGATACATTAAATCTGCTGACGGTATAGCTCAACGAGGCAAGACCAAAGGAAAGATCTGTTAATGGAACCCAGCCTTATTTGGTCAGCAGTTTTGTCCGTTGTGATGGGTGGCTTTGGGTTATTCATCAGGGAAAAACTTGCCCAAGTAAAAGACGTTGGTGAAGACATTAAGCGTGTTGAGCGCCTACTAAACATAACCCGTGAGGAGGTAGCCCGTGATTACGTTACTCAAGCAGAAATTCAGCGAATTACTGACCACATTGACCAGCGCTTTAATCGCCTTGAAGCAAAGATTGACCAGCTTATTCAAGCGGGGCGGTGATGCCAAGTAAGAGCAAAGCACAGCACAATTTGATGGAAGGCGTAGCACACAATGCTGCGTTTGCCAAAAAGGTCGGAATCCCACAATCCGTGGGACGCGACTTTGTGGAAGCGGACAGAGGAAAAAAGTTTAGTAAAGGTGGCGCAGACACTCAACCTAAGCGACAATCTATTAACCAGCCTAAAACCAATCACGGTGATCAGGCGCTTTTTAAAAAAGGAGGCCAAATCATGGCTAAAAATCAGAGTCCAAAAACAACCCCTATGGAAAAAGTACGTACAGCTGCTCCTAGCCGCGACGGCATTGTCTCTAAAGGCAAAACCAAAGGTAAGGTAGTAAAGATGGCTGGTAACAGCATCGGAACAGGTAAAGCTGCCAAGAAATAAGGAGCCTATCATGGCGCGCAAAAAACGTTACGAAGAAGGCGGGGACATTGAAGTCGCTAATGCGTCTGATGATCCTATTGGGACATTAAACAAATTACGCGGATGGACGGAAACTGGAGAGGAATCTTCTACCCGTTCTATGGCTCCTGCCGCAGAGAAGAAGCAATCTTTCAAAGAGGCTTTTGCGTCTGCCAGAGGTGCTGGCGACAAAACATTTGAGTGGAACGGCAAGAAGTACACCACTGAAATGGCTAGTTCCAAGCCTGCCAAAGTAACTGATACAGGCGATGAAACATCTCGCTTAACTGCGCGTATGCCTAAGCCCGCTTTGAAGTACCAGAGTCTTCAAGATCGTGAGATTGAGGCAGAAAGTAAACGTCGTGCAGAAGGACGTACGTTTTATGGTACGAACAAGATGAAGATGCCTGAGCGTGAAGAGCGCAAGCCTTTAGCACTCAAGAGCACTAAATCTGAGTCTGGTTATACAGGCATGGGATCTTTAAAGTTTTCTAAGGGTGGCTCTACTGCATCTCGTCGTGCTGACGGCATTGCACAAAAGGGTAAAACCCGTGGAAAGATTTGCTAATCATGGCTGACGTTAAATACCCAGATTACACGCCCGTGGATGAGCCTGTTTCTAAGGCTCCTCCTAAAGCGCCAGCACCTAAAACTACTGCACCTAAGCCAATCAAATACCCTGATTGGACTCCAGTAGATGAGCCTGTAAAGAAAAATGCAAAGGGTGGAAAGATCTCTTCTGCCTCTAGCCGTGCTGATGGTTGTGCTGAGCGTGGCAAGACTAAAGGCACTATTGTTATGTGTGGCGGTGGCTACATGAAAGGCAAGAAATGAGACCAAGTCGCGGTATGGGGGACATAGCCCCTAGCAAAATGCCAAGCGGCAAACGTAAAGCGCGCCGCGACAACACTGATTTCACAGAGTACGCAGGAGGCGGAAAGGTTGGACTTTATGCCAATATCAACGCCAAGAGAAAGCGTATAGCCGCAGGTTCTGGTGAAAAGATGCGTAAGGTTGGAAGCAAGGGTGCGCCTACTGCAGACGCATTTATTCAATCTGCTAAAACAGCGAAGAGGTAATCATGGCTGAAAAATGGATCCAAAAAGCAATCAAGAAGCCCGGCGCTCTGCGCTCAGAGCTTGGTGTGAAAAAAGGGAGCAAGATTCCCGCAAGCAAACTAGCAAAAGCAGCGAAAGCCCCAGGCAAACTGGGACAGCGCGCACGCCTAGCAGAGACTCTTAAAGGGATGAAGTAATGGCTAATACC